GAACTCTTAATTCACCATCGAATTGTATTTCAACAATTTCACCTTGTAAAAGATTATCGCCATTAAACCACATAGCATAATCACCAACATTTAATTCTTCGGGCAGCGCTCTCTTATTTCTTAGATCATTAATTTTTGTTAAAGTTGAAAATTTATGTCCTACTAAAGTATCGGTTGCAACATATTCGTTATCTTCTTCTCTATAAATTCTTATAAGTGCAGCAGGATCTTCGGCAGAGGCTTCAATAGAAAAATCAGTATCAGGAATTTGTAAAACTCCGTCTCTTAAAATTCTTACAATTCTTCCTCTAGCACGACCACCTGAAGAGTTCCAAGAAACATAATCACCAACGTTTAATGAATCCGGTTCGGCTCTTTCTCCTCCAGGTTCCATATCTTCAGCGACAGAAACAGCAATCATTTGATCGATAGCATCTTGTTTAGTTGTGTGACAACCGATAACTTCGCCGTCATCTTTAATAGTTGCCCATCCTGAGCAATCTGCTGATTTATCTGTTATGAAATATGGCATTAGAGTCTCTGCGCAATCCAAGAAACAACGTGTCCCGATTTAGAAGATACACAATAAATTGTATTTGCTTGATGCAAAGTTATTTCTAAAGAATCTTCTTTTACTAACTTTAAACCATTAGAAGTTGTTACATCTGGTCCACCTATATAAACAGCATCCGTATTATCGTTATTGTGAATATGTAATAAAACAGGATTATTGTAAGCGATCCCATCGATTAGAGTTGCGGCAGTTCCTACTGAAGTTTGTCCTGAAAATAGTGGCATTTAATCTACCTTATAAACACTTGTAGGAGCATTAGGATCAATTTGTGCAACCGGTTGAAGTTGTGTAGATGGAACTCCGGTGTGCATAATTGCTGGAAGATTTAGAGCCTTTAAAGTTTCCGTAGGATCGAAACCGGAGATTACAAGTTTTTGAGCCATAGCAACTTTTTTATCGGTTTCTACTAAATCTGCTGCGGCAAGATTTACGTTTGCTAATGGAACTCTGTAAACATCTCCGGAATCTACCGGAGTTAAATCTTCGAATCTTCTAATGTCATTTATTGAAAGGAATCCTGCTTGTGAACCGATTGAATAACCTTGCATGCGTGTAGCAAAATCACCACGCAATAAACCATCGACGTTTATTCTTAGGAACGCATCGTTAGGAAGAAGTCTAGAATAAAATTCTTCTATCTTTGTTATGTAAGGTCTTAAAGTATGAGTAACGAAGTTAATATTGTTTTGTTCCACTGATGCGTAAGACATAGCGCCAGGGGTAGTTATTCCAATCATGTGAGGTGGAACTCTAAATATTCTTGCTACTTCTTCGATTGCTAATCTTCTAGATTCAAGCATTTGTGCTTCGTCTGGTGCGGCTTCTGTTTTTGTGAACTTAGCGCCTCCGGAAAGAACACCGACTTTATGTGATTTTCTTAATCCTTTATGAAGTCCTCTAAAAGAATCGGCTAGATCTTTAGATTGTTCACGAGTTAATTGTGCAGGGTGTTCGATTAAACCACCAAGGTTCGCGCCTGATCCGAAAAATCTTGCGGCGAATTCTTGAAGTGCGCTAGATAATCCTAGATTTTGTTTTAATTCTGTAACTCTTGAAAGTCCTCTAGCATCTCCAGGTTTCCTTAATTCAGTAAGATGCAACATTTCGTCTTTTGAAATTAAATTATCTCTTTCGTTTTCGTAACGATACGCAATTTCTCTTGTTACAGGATTTCTTGTTACTTCAACTTTTAAAGGATCAAGAACAACTAAGTTAATTACATCTCCTCGGTTATCTCTAAAGATTCTTACAAAAGCGTTTCCATCAAGGAGAAGAGAAACAAGAAGTTGTTGATAATGTTCTGATCGGGCAAGTTCTACATCTGGTTGCATAACCCACTCTGGGCGTGGACGATAAGGAACACGAGTTCCGTCTCTTCTAACAAAGGCATCCATCGGAAGAGTTGAAATCGTGTCAGAAATTAAAAGTACGCAAGAATAAAAAGCCGTAATTTGCATGGCCGTGTTTTCATCTATGTTTGTTCCGGCAACTGTGGTCATGGCCAACGTGTCGCCTGATCCCCAGATTGATTGAAAACTTATAGAACGTTGTTCTGTTTTACTGAATAAGTTACCTAACATTAACCACGTCTCTCATAAGCCAAGCCGAATAAAATTAAACTAACACCACTTAATATTATGCCAGCAGGAATCGAAATTGTCCCGACCCCGATTGTTAAAATTGTTGCACCTACGATTTGTAAAATTATTGCCATCTAACTCCTAAACCACATAAAAAGCAGGAAGAGAAACATTTTCATCGTTTCTCGAAACAGTTGCTCTATCTAATGCAATGATACTCGCAACTGCGGCATCTATCTTGCGTGGTGACCCTCTGTGTTCTTTTACGATTCTTGGTCCTAGTCGATCGGTTTTAACAACTGCGTTTGAAATATGGCGAGTTAGTAAAGGGTTTCCGTCGTGAGTTATTCGTTTATTTACAACTGCATCATAAAACTTTGCACACGCCGGAATCATGCGTGCAGCAGAAGTTGATGGCCACTCGACTATAGGAATTCCTGCTTCTTGTAAAACTTGCATAGATCTTTGCCACCTGAAAGGATCGCAAGCAACTTCCCTGACTTTATGTTTTCCACAAAATTCTAGAATTGTATTTTCAACATCTAAGGTGTCTACGCGCCAATTGTCTAAATCTTCCGGTTGTTTTTCCCACGCTTTAACTACAAATATGTGAGGAGTTTCTTCTAAAGTAACTCCCATAATTACTGAAGCATCACCGGAGAAAGAACCATCGAAGCCTAAAACTATTTCCGTTTCTGAGGTAACCATTTTCTTTTCGGCTAACTGATCCCAAGCGCCGTTAGGAAGCCACGCTTGCTGACTTGAAACCCATTGATTACATCTCTTAGTTCTGAATTCTGATTCGGGAGTTTTTTTAACCATTGATTCAAAATCTGCCGGATCGTTTAAATCACCGAACCCTGGATTTGCTTTTATCCACGTTTCAGTTAAATGGTGATCGGCTTCTGCTTCGGCTTCCCACCATGCCATAAAAAATGTTGGATCTTCTACTTCTCCTCTAATAACTTTTTGTCCGTACTGATAAAGGTTATAAGCAATCGAATCTTGACCGGAGTTGTCGGCTTTTACTCCTGCTGTTGTTATTGCTAAAAGCATTGGTGATTTTCTTGCGGCCATACCAAGTTGCATAACATCGAAAAGTTCTCGATTAGGTGCGGCATGTAGTTCGTCATAAATAACTAACGATGGACTTAAACCCTCTTTAGTAAATGCTTCAGAAGAAAGCGCTCTATAGATTGATCCGGTTGCCGGAACTTCTATTGCATCTCTATAAAGTTTCACTTGATTAAATAAATCTGGTTCGGCTTCGATCATCTTTTTTGCATCACCGAAAACAATTCGCGCTTGATCTTTATCTGCGGCGCAAGAATAAACTTCGCCTCCGTTCTCTCCCATGAATAAACCCCATAAAGCAATACCGGAAGATAAAGCCGATTTTCCATTTTTTCGAGCCATGCCTACAAGGGCAGTTCTATGTTTTAATTTATCTTTTTCTATAGCAAAAATATGATTTAAAAGTTCTTTTTGCCAATCACGCAATACGATTTTGTTTCCGGCTCGACCTGCAACTGTGTCTTTAGTTTGAATACAAAATGTATTTACGAAATCACTTATCTGCTCACCTTTACCGGCGTTTAAATTTTTCTTAGCAACTTCGGAAAGCCACGCTGGAGGGAAACCTTTAATCTTCTTGGTATTTTGCACGCAACGCCTCTAGTTTAGATAGTTTTTTAACTTCAGCGATCCCAAGTCTACTGCGATCGGTAGGAGTGAACCCTAATAAACTCAGGTTTTCTACAATTTGTTTTTCTAATTGCCTTAACGCTTTTCTTTCATCGTTACGACCACTATTCCAAACAAGGGTTCTAAGTTTAGCGCGTTCATCTAACTGCTCGCAAACTATTAGAAGAAGATCAAGATCGGTGGAATAACTTATCCAAGTATGACCCATTGTCCATACACGATCCCAAAGTTCCTGCCCATATTGAAAAAGTTTTCTACTAGGTTTAGGTATTTCATTAACAGCCGGAAGAAGAATAAGATTAGAAGTTTCCGGTAAAGGTCTTTTTCCTGGATTACCGATTAAACGTTTCTGCTCTACAGGTTTAGGTGGTCTACCTCTCGGTGCCATATTTAACTCTTTGCGTTCTTAGGTCTTGAAACCTTTTTCATCTTATAAACATTATCAGTTGGAAGAACGAAATTCTTTTTACGAATTAGCCCTAAATTTTTAAAAGGCTTGTAATCAACATAGTGATGCCATCTCCCGAACTTCCAAACAAGTTTAGTTACATCGGGGTGCATTTTTACAAGCATTTTAGATTTAGGTAAAGTTCCCTCTTCGGCGTAGAACGCTTCAGTATTACCACCCTTTAAAGTTTGAGTTGTTAATTTATATTGCAAGAAAGCATAAAATTGTACAGTTGCCCAACCATCTTTTAACATACGCAAACTTAAATCTGTGTCCTCGTTGTATCTTCCACGCCACCTATAAGGTAAATCGTTTCGGATCAAGTTACAAGAATAAATGCGAGTGTTAATTAGATAAGGAGGAAGTTTAGATCTTGACGGAGTGAACATCCAATAGTCGGGTCCAGCCATACCAATATTTTCGTAACGTAAAACAAAATCTTCCATAGCGTAAAAACAAGTTCCGTCACCTACAGGGATTCTCTGGTTTTGATGAAAGCGAGCAAATAAAGTTATGTTGTCATCCATAACCCAATGCCAATCGTGACCCTCTTTTATAGAGTGATCCCAAATAAAGTTTCGTGCTGGTCCTGGACCTTTAGATTTTAAATCTTCTAAATCATCAAAAGTGTCATAATCTTTTTGGTAAATAGGATCTAGGATTAAAAGTTTTTCTTTAGGAAAGAATTGTGCATAAGAATCGTATTGTTGTTCTTCTATAACTAACCTGTAAGGAACATTAATAGAATCTAAAAATCTAGGAGTGGTTGCCGTATCGGCTCGACTCTTAGACGGAATATAAATAGGGAATCTTGGATTAACCATTATTCCTCTACATTAATGTATTGTTCTTTAACAGTTGATCCTACAAAACCATCATCTTCCGGCCACCATAAAGCAGACTTTTTAGGTCGATCAATTATTTTAAAAAAGTCATCGGCATCTACCTCACTTTTAAATCTAACGACAACTCTAAATGCGGCGTTCTTATCTTCCGATTCAAAATCGGGCATACCAATCCACTCTTTATAAGGATCAGTAGATCCTTTTTCTTTTGATTCAGAAACACGCACCATGTTATTTAAAGAGAAATCATCGAACCCTGTGTCCTCTAAATCGAAACCATATTCTTTTAGTTCTTCAAGTTGAGAAGATAGAAGTTCAATATCCCAATCTGCAAGTTCGGCAGTTCGGTTATCGGCGATCGCATAGGCTTTTACTTTTTGATAATCCCAATCTTCGGGAAGAGAGACAGCGTCGATTTGATTCCAGCCAAGATCTTTTGCGGCGCGCAAAGTTCCGTTACCGGCTACGACTTTTTGTCGGTGGAGCACTATAGGCTTTACTTGTCCGAACTTTCTTAGGGAGGCTTTAATGGATTCAAGGTTTTTAGGTGAGTGTTTTCTCACGTTCTCTTGGTCAAGTTCAAGATCAGCAATTAAAAAAGTTTTTACGTTTAATTCCACAAAATCTCCGTTTCAAAAAATCTCGAATTTCGCGACCACGCACGATGGGA